TTTTCAAGCAGATCTGTGGTGCCTGCCGCTGGCGCAGTTGATTGCCAAGTTGTGCCGTTGCTCGTCAGCACATTTCCAGCGGTGCTTGGGGCGACAAACAAAGGTGCAGATGTACCGTTACCCAATATAACGTTGTTAGCTGTAAGGGTGGTTGCCCCTGTACCACCATTAGCGACAGGGAGTGTTCCTGTTACACCAGTAGTCAATGGCAAGCCAGTTAAGTTAGTTGCTGTTCCGCTACTTGGTGTTCCTAATACGCCACCATTCACAACAGGTGCGCCAGCAGAACCTACAGCTACGGCTAAAGCAGTAGCTACGTTAGTGCCTAAGCCACTGACTCCAGTAGAAATTGGAAGACCTGTCGCGCTAGTTAATGTACCGCTAGTGGGTGTACCTAGTGCGCCGCCATTTATAACAGGAGCGCCAGCAGTTCCAACGTTTACAGCCAAGGCGGTTGCTATACCTGTACCAAGTCCTGACACGCCAGTAGAGATTGGAAGACCCGTTGCGCTAGTCAGCGTTCCGCTTGAAGGAGTACCCAAAGCGCCGCCATTGACTACAAAAGCCCCTGCCGTTCCTACGTTGACCCCTAAAGCAGTTACAACACCTGTGCCTGTTGTTGTAGTGGCTGGAGCCGCTCCTGCGCCACCGCCAAGCACAATTGCGTTTGCCGCCAATGCCGCACTGGTTGCCCATGTGGTTCCACTTGAAAAGTAAGGGATACCGCCTGAAGTCCCAGCAACCGTCAAAGCCAAAGTACCACTTAGGGTAATTGGTGAGCCAGCAACTGAAATTATGCCGCCTGTGAACGTCTGCGCCACAGAAGTTACTGTGCCACCACCACCACCCGCCGCCGCAATTGTGATTGTTCCACTGCCGTTGGTGATTGTGACGCCAGCCCCAGCGGTTAAAGTTGCTTTGGAAAGTGTGTTTCCTGTGGAGTTACCAATAAGCAACTGACCATCGGTGTAAGTTGTTTGACCAGTACCGCCATTGGCAACAGGCAACGCAGTGCCTGACAAAGAAATTGCCAATGTGCCGCTTGTTGTAATTGGTGAGCCAGTAACAGACAGAAAAGATGGGACTGTTGCCGCAACACTGGTTACTGTGCCACTACCACTGGCTGTAGCGTTAATGGTTTGATTAGGCCACGTGCCTGTAACAGTTACGTTTGTGCCTGCAACAATCGAAGGAGTAGCGGTTCCAGTTCCACCATTTGCAACAGCCAATATACCTGCTATTGTGATTGTTCCTGACGTGGTGATAGGACTGCCAGTTACAGTCAAGCCAGTTGTGCCACCTGAAATGGCGACACTTGTAACTGTGCCACTACCGCCACCGCCAGTGGCATTGATGGTTTGATTAGGCCAAGTCCCGCTTATCGTGACGTTTGTGCCCGCAACAATGGAAGGAGTGGCAGTGCCAGTACCGCCATTTGCTACTGGAAGCAAGGTCGCAAATGTTGGTGCTCCTGCGCCCCCTGATAAAACTAGCTGACCTGCTGTTCCAGCGGCTGTAAACGCTAACTCGGAGGTAGCGTTGCCGTAGGCAATACCGCCAGCAGGTGGCGTATTGTTACCATTGATAATTACTGCCATTTTGTTTCTCCAAAAAGTTAAAAGACTATGTACCGTTGATTTGCACCAACAGTAAGAGTGACACCTGTATCGATGGTTATGGGCCCAACACTCTCACCATTACTGCCAGCAGTGATAGTTCTGTTTACAGAAATTGTATTTTGATTTTCGACAATTGGTGTCGCGATTACGCTTGAAATTGACAAAACAGTGCCTGCACCGTTTTTGTAATAAATCTTGCCATCAGTATAGTTAAGCGCAAGTTCGCCAAGAGCCAAATTTGCCGCCAAGGGCTGTGCCGCCGCTGTGCCGCTTGCGTATAGTTTTATTGGTGTAAAGCCTGCCTGTGCCATGTTTTTCCTTTACGTAGGGCCGTATTTACCTTGGTACTCGGGGGACTGATTATCGACTTGGGTCAATGTGCTATCAGGTCGCGGGAATCGAAGGTTGATGCGTTCGGTTTGTCGAGCCGCCATGCGGTAGGGGTCAAGCTCGTCTTTACAGCCTTCGCTTACGGTGCCACAGACGCGCAGACCGGGGAAGTTCGGGTCGCTCTCCAACTCCACAAAGGCACGCTTCATCTTGCATCTATCGCACACAGCGATAGCCAGCGATGTAAGTCCTTCGGTGTTTAGGAAAACTGGCATGCGTTACCTTGTGTAGACCGAAATGTTAGGAGCCCAATAGATAGGTGAATTATCCCTCTCTTCTTGCTCCGCTTCAAGCTGATATCGAGCCGCTTGGGTCTCAAGATACTGGGTACGCGCTATGTCGACGTTTGGCAACTCCATGGACATACGGTGTGACAAATTCATCAAGACCGCCTCATACCAGCGCTGAGGTATTTCCAACTCGCCGTAAAGCTGTCCAACATCCATAATTTGACGCGAATACCATACCGTTGCCTGCACAAAATTGCTACTCGGGACAGGCCAAACCTGCATTTGAGGAAGTGGAATTGTGCGGTTAAACCAAAACTGAAAGGGTTGATTGGCAGTGAAATTCTTGTTTGGCAAGTTGGTGTAGTCGTCGCGGTTGAGGCGAGACATTTGAATTTCGCGGCTATCTGTACCAAAATAAAGCTCCCGCAGAGCCAAGATGGTTGCGCCAGTGGCACGCATGCGGTAGTACCCGACGGTTGCACCGGGGTCTATGTCCTGCCACACCCACTGCTTATCAGTCACCAACACCGAGGTTCCTGTGTACAACGTTGTCCACGTTATCCCATCCAGTGAGCTTTCAAAAACATAATTCCATGTCTGCGATCCACCGCCCGCCACGTATGGCATAAAGCCAATTGAGCCAATGTAGTATGGATCGGCGGCGCCGTAATTGATTGCAATGTTGCCTGCCGCTGATGTCTGCAAGCAATAGGTGTCTATGTCGTTATCAAAAGCGTTTATGGCAATGCCACCAGCAGAGGAGCTATATGCGCCAGTTGGTCTAGTCATAGTCCTATACAGGACGTTCAGTGCGTCCACAGCACCAAGCGGCAGGCTGTAGATGTACTCATTTGCCTTGAGTCCAATGACCACCTTACTGATACACCAATACTGAATGCCTCGGTTTATCAGGTGACTCAAGAAGAAATACAGCGACTCGCGGGCTGACAAAACCTGCTCCGAGGTTAATTCCTCAGCCAATTTGCCGCACCGACGCGCCCCATGGTCAATCAGGGTTTGTACGTCAATTACAGTAGTTCCAACGCTTCCTGAGTAAGCCATCTTGACCCTTTTACCAACCGGGGCAGTTCCACCGCTTCAGCGATGCTTTGGCGCGTGGTGCGTCCCCTTTTGCATGTTCCACAACACCACTCATACGTGCGCAAAAAGAATCTTTTCGAGCGCCGCCTTTGGGCTGTGGAGCCTTTAAATTGCTTCCAGTCTCACGATTGTATTTTGCTCGACCTTTAGCCGTTAATCCAGCGCCTTTTTCAACAGGCAACTTCTCGCCTCGACCAACTGCAAGATTAACTTCTTTTTTTTTCATTTTACTTTGGCTGTCTTAGCTGATTGCTTAAAGTCTTTAGCCGTTGGAGCGCCTTCGCTACCAACTCGACGCATTTTTTCGCCTGATCCTTCAGCGATTCTTTTACGTTTTGCATTGATATTTTCATACAAACCGCCGCCTTTCATTGTTTTTTCTTTATCAGCTTTGACAAACTCTTTGCCAACTTTTGTGGAAATGCCAACTTTTTTGGCAAACGCAGGGTTGTGCGCAACCGCCGCCATCAATTTGTGTTGAGAAGGTGATTTGCTTGGCATGATTAGTCAGGATTCTTGATAAGAATGCCGCCTGCATACAAACTGCAAGTCAATGGGCCACCAGCACTTGCTTTCACGGTAAATTGCATATCAGTTTTTTCATTGTGCGACACTGGGAAAACATAAGGCGTTTCTTGTTTTTGCACAAACACGGTTTGATGGGTTAGGGTAACTTGACCAGTTCCATTGTCTTTGTTGTACTCTTGACCAGTCATAAACGCACTAGATGTGAATCCAATTGCGGCATCATACTGAACGTCATACAAATGGAATGTGTAACCAGCAGGTACAGTGTAAATCGACATTTGTGTCTGACCAATGCTAGGATTGATTTGCGCGTAGGTCGTCGAACTAATCTTTGCGGTGATTGTTCCAACGTTGGTGCCGTTGGTCACATACATTGCATTGATACGCAAGAATGAATTTGTGGTCGTTACGTTGGTTGTGCCATTGAGCGCAATAGTCTCAGTCAAAGCAACAAAATTTGCTCCGCAACCCTCAATACGCACACTCAATGCAGTAGT